CAAAAGGTTTATCATTATCTTTCCAACCATATAGACCATAACTTGAATAAACATGTAAATGCCAATCATCCCTGTCAATCAAATCCAAAGCACCCAACAATACATCTAATCCACGTTGAGGTGTAGAACAATATATTAATTGTAAAGGGCCTGCCGGATGTAATTTATCATGTTTCTCAATAGGATCTATAGCATTTTTAATGACCATACCTTTAGAATAAGGTATATTTAGAAGAGTATTAAACTGTTGTTGTTGCCAATGACTAACAAAAATAAGTTTTTCAAATTTACTCATACCATCAGGTTCAGTTAAAAAACTATGAACAGGATCCAATGCTAAATCATGAATCCAATACAATCTAGGTTTTTCTTCCAACTCATGTACCCTTGATACTACAAATTGAAAATAATCTTTATATTCATCAGGAAGTCTTTTAAATAACTCCATGGTAAGAAGTTCTGTTCCTCCCATGGAGTTTTCAGCCATATTCCCAGGTTTGTGCTGAGGAATATCCACATCACCTTTTTTCATATCACTCCAAAATTACAATTTTCTATAAAACATATGTGTATCTATCTGTACCGTCTTTGCTATTTTTCTAGTCCATTTTGGCGGATCAATATAATCCGCATGATAGTACAATGCTCCATCCGTAATATCTCTTAAATTATCTTTATGATCATAAAACCATTCTGCGATTTCTTGGGTTTGCTTCCATGTTGGTCCTGGATAAGGAACATCATGCTTCCCATCACAATACCAGGAAAATTGACACTGATTTCGTTTAGGATGCCCTGATGCGTGGTGTCTTCCTTCATAAATGACCTCGCAAAATGTACTTGGGAATTTCTTATTTTTTACTCTATTATATGTGACATGTGCCACGGCTAGTTTGCCTGCAGTCGATTCGACTGCCGCCTCAAAGTAGATATTTTTTTGTAAACATGAAAGTTGTTTAACTCTCTCTGTATACGGTTCATATTTCCGTATGTGTATTGGCTTCGCAATATTCGCAATTGGCTCAGGTTCCACAAAAGGTTTTAATTCAAAACTGCTTGTTTTAGGTGTTGTAACAGTAGCAGGGTAAATTGCGAGTGCGGCCAATATACAGAGGATCTTATTAAAGATGCTCATATATACTCCGTTAAGTTTGAAGTCCATTTCAAAAATTCAACAAACGTTCCATAAAATATGTTTGTAGATGTATTTATACGCATTAGAATTGCATAATTAATGAGTGGCCTCTTCAGAATAATAACTTTTCGACCAATCACAGGTATATGGATACACATTAGATCTTTTATATACGTTCAATGTTCTCCATTTCATCTTTAATTGACCGTCCCACATTACTTCATGAAAAGGATGTCTTGTATTTATTTTACCTGCTTCCTCTTCACACTCTTGTACAGTTACAAAGGGGTGTTGCATAGTCAATTTACGACCTTCATCATCTTCAAGAACTATTTGATATTTATTTGCAAATAGACGATATTTTTCATCTCTAGGGATCACTACATTTTCCCCTGTGTTATCTTCTTTACTTTCTTCCGATTCTTCAGCCATTATTCTCCTTGACCAAGGGTTTATCAAATTCACAATAATGAAACATCAATATTAAATAATGTAGACATTTCAATAAATCTTTACTATTCTTACCATTCTTCTTACCAAAACGAATAAGATATTTAATAGCGGCACCTCTACAGAATTCTTCTGCGATACCTATATTTTCAAAAACATCTTGTATCTGAAAATCACCTTTCGTATAATGTTGTGAATAAGTGCTTTCAATATATTCTTCCAGATGCTTAATTATTTCACGTTCATTATATTTCATAATATTTATTTGTGGTCGGAACGGCAGGATTTGAACCTGCGACAGAGCATTCTGTACAGAACACCCGAATTGGAATTTCAAACATACTAGTCATTTCAATATCTCCATTTTTGGTCGGAGCGGCAAGATTCAAACTTGCGACTTCTTGCTCCCAAAGCAAGCGTTCTATCAGACTGAACTACGCTCCGAGATATTTGTTGATTATTGGTAATACTTCATTTAAATGTCTACTATGACAATATTGATGATGAGTTGGACATAATGGTATTAAATTATTTAGAGAATTATTTTCTCTATTTCCATCTAAATGATGAACTGCCACTATCTTATCTTCACCACATACTATACATTTTTTTTCATGATGTGCAAAACAGGTTGTTCTATATGCATCAGATTTCCAATTAGGATTATCTTCACCAGAACGATACATTTTATTATAGCAACCCGTGCTACAAGTTTTATTCCTATAATTTTTCATAATTTTATCGCATACAGGACATCGTTTTTCATTTGCTGGATTTAAATAACACTTCTTTTCGTGTTTTCCGATTGCGGGTAAAGTTGACTTTTTCCCACACTTCCATTTACAATCTTTATAAGTAGTGTTTGGATTTATTTTAAACATATTATTTCCTTTCATACTATATATAAGAAAGGAGTATTTGAGAATATTCCAAATGAACTATTCCTGGTACCCAAAACCAGCGTTCTACCAGGCTGAACTACGTTCCGTTCTACTTATAGTTTGATTTGGTATTGACAATAGTGGCTTTCGCCCTCTCAATTTTTTTCTTTCTGAGTTTTTCAATCTCCTCAGAAGTCTTAGTCAACTCTTTGTCTTCTAAGATACGTTTAACCAAATCGGTATTTGCTTCATGCAAAGATACCGTTTTCTCAAGTCTCTTTATGGCGGACTCTTGCCTTTCACGTTTACCCTTCATTTTTCCTTTTTAGGTTTAGGGTTAGGGCGAATCTTGACAATCCAACCTCTGGATCCATCAGGATTCTTATAAGATAATGTTTCTTCAATCCAAAAATCTTGTTCTTTTTTACTTTCCTTGGCCACGATATCGTTTCCAGTTACTTCTCTTATTTTTGTTTTTAGGTCTCGACCAACGAGATTTACCTATAGAAGTACGCTTATACTTCTTAATTTTTTTTCTAATATATGTACCTACTGATCTAGCCATTATAATTCCTTAAATATTTAACCATTTATCATTTTTCAAAAACCAATCACTTACTTGTTGTATTCTCTCTGATAGTTTAAGTTTAGGTTCCCACCCTAAAGACTTCATTAATCCTCCATCAAGTGCATATCGTAAATCATGCCCAGGTCTTGCAGAATGATAATCTACCATTTCTGTAATTGCTTTTTTATTTTGACAATCTGCAATCATATTCGCTAAGGTCAAGTTATCAACCTCTTCAGGTCCCACAATATTGAACTTAATATTTTTACCGACACCAACTGGGTCAGGAGTATCTTTCTTTCCAGAAAGAGCATCTAACACTTTTAAGATCCCCTTACCATTTTTATATATCGGAATAGTGTCTCTCCAATTTAATAAAAATAACATAGCATCAGCAACATCTTTTGCATGTATGTAATGCCTTGAACCTGCTTCTGTCTTTGCAGAGTTAGAGTGAACAGTAATCGTTTCACCGTTTCTCACTCTACGAATACACATAGGAATATATTTTTCTGGATGTTGTCTCTCTCCAAATACATTCATTGTATGTGAAATATAAATTGGTAAACCGTAAGTGTTCTCATAAGCAACTGCAAGTTCTTCCGCACCTGCTTTACTTGCACTATACGGATTTGTACTGTTATATCGATCCCATTCTTTATATTTTATTCCTTCTGGAGCAGGACCAAAAACCTCATCTGTAGAAAAGTAAATCATTTTATCTAAACTGTCTAAACCCCTAGCCCAATCCATAACATTTACAGTTCCTACAACATTGTCCATCACAAAATCCATTGGATTATCTATACTACGATCAACATGTGATCCAGCGGCCATATGAACAATATAATTACACTTACCTAAAAATGATTTAATTTGAGGATTAAATTCTGCTTTTAAATCATGCCATACAGTCGTTACACGACCCTTTTCTGGATGATTTTCCAATAGATCCACTAAACGATTATAATTACCACTAAAGTCAATTCGATCAAGAGTAACAATCTCCCAATCGGTTTCATTTAAAATACTTTCTATCGCATGGTGTGCAATAAATCCTGCACCACCTGTAATACATATTTTTTTACTCATATTTCTATAATAATGGAGCACCCTCTCGGATTTGAACCGAGTGTTCAAGATTACAAATCTAGTGTTTTACCAATTAAACTAAGGGTGCTTGTCTTATAAATACAAGAGATGAGGTTGTTAGAGCAACCTCACCCCTCTAACCATAATTTTCTACGAAGGAGAAAATCATGTCTAATGTATGTATTCATTGTAATACACTTTTATCAAATCGTCAAGTAAAATATTGTTCAAATATCTGTCAACAAAAATTTCAAATAAGTTCTAAAATAAAAAATGGAACTGCATCACCCAAAACTCTTAAAAACTATCTGTTAGAAACTAAAGGCCATTATTGTTGGAAATGTAATAATTCCACATGGAATGACCAACCAATACCTTTAGAACTTGAACACATTGATGGAATCTCTGAAAATAATTCTTTAGAAAATCTCAGTATTTTGTGTCCAAACTGTCACGCTCAAACTCCCACTTACAAAGGAGCAAATAAAGGTAATGGTAGATATAGTCGTAGACAGAGATACCTCAATGGACAATCTTATTAATTATGTTTATTGAGCCACA